AGAGGTCCGCCGTGCGGGTCTCCATGTCGAGGGCGAGCTTGCGCCCGATGGCGCCCGCCTCGCGCTCGCTCAGGTCCGTCGGGAACTGCGACCGCTGGGAGAGCTTCGTCGGGATGACGTCGCTCGCGAGCTTGTACTCCTCGCAGCTATAGAGGACGGAGGTCGGAGCGCCGAGAGCGCGCCGCGGGTAGTCAGCGCCGAGAGCCGTCGCGACGACCTGGGGCGAGCCCATGTAGCCCGAGGAGGCCTCGACGAAGATCGTCCCGCGATGAGCGGTCGGGGCGACCTGCTGGATCGGGAGCTTGGGGAAGACCAGACCCGCCACGCTCTGAGCCGCGCCGATGGCCGCGCCCGAGAGGATGGGGGAGACTGGGGCGAGCTGGGAGAGATTAGCAGCGCTCATGTATCACCTCAGGGGAAGATTGAATGGTGGATGTTGAGCTCAGCGGTCGCGCCGTCAGCGGTCGCGCCCGTCGAGGTCGAGCCGCTCAGGACGACGCCGATGATACGGTCGCCCGAGGCAGCCGCGACGAGCTTGCCCGAGGCGTCCGCCGTAACGAACTTGCCCGGGTCGATGGCGCCCGACGCGACCGCGAACGGACACACGCCGAGAAGCTGGACGTCGACGATGTCGCCCGCGACGCCGCTCGTCAGAGCCACGCCGAGGAGGTACTCGCCCGCGCCCGTCGCCTGAGCCGCCGCCGCGATGCCGCCGCTCAGACCGTCCGCCTTGACGATGCGACCGCGCGTCACGGTCCCCGTGAGGCGGTACGACTTGATCGACTGGAGACCATTCACGCTTGCCATATCACGCCCCCTTGAGCCCGCGGAATCGCGCGAGCATGTCGTTAGCGCGGGCGACCTCAGCCTCCCGCGGGTTCATCTTGACCGTCTCGACGTCCGCCGCCGCGCCACCATGACCGACCGGGCTCGCGACCGCGACGATAGGCGAGAGGTCCGAGAGCATCGCCCCGACCTCCTCGACCCCGAGGCGAACCGCCCGCTCGACCCACTCACCGCGCCGCGCCTGGGGGATGCGCCCCGCCGAGACGTGAGTCTCGACCATGCGCTCCGCGTCGCGCTTCTGGAGCTCCGCGGTCGCGCTCTGCGCCGCGGTCGCCGCCGCCTCGAGCTGAGCGCGCACAGCGTCCAGCTCCTTCGTGAGCGCCTCGACCTGAGCGTCGAGCGCCTTCTTCTCCTCGCTCATGTCGAGGGCCTCCATGTCTCCGTCTGAGGTAGACGCGGAGGCCGTGACGGTCCGGACACGCCGCGCATAATCGAGAGGCATCGAGCCTCCGAGAAACATCCAGTCGTCGGACTCGGACGCGATACGGTCCGCGAGTCCTCGAGAGACAGCCTCCGCCGCACCGTAGACGGACCCATCGCCGAGAGCCTCGACGGTCGTCCCGCGGTCCGCCGCAATCTCCGCGAGCATGACGCCCGCCATCTCATCGACGCGCCTCTGGAGGCCCGCGATGTAATCCGCATCGTCGACGGATGCGCGCTTCTTCGGGGTCTGACTCGAGACGACCTCGACCGTCTGACCCTGCTCCGCGTCGCGGTAGAGGGTCGTGATGACGCCGACGGAGCCTAGCTGAGCGAGAGGAGACGCGACGATCTCGTCCGCCGCCGCCGCGACCCAGAGCGCCGCGGACGCCGCCATCCCGGAGACGTAGGCGACGACGTAAATCCCCGCGTCGCGAGCTCGAGCGATAGCGCGTCGAGTCTCCCGGACTCCCGAGACGTAGCCGCCCGGGGAGTCGACGTGGAGGACGACCGTCCGCTCGCCCTGAAGCTGAGCGCGTCGGAGCTCCATCCGGGCCCCGTAGTAATCCATCGGGTAGAGAGGGCCCTCGACATGCACGACCGAGAGCGCGCCCTCGATGTGTCGTCGAGGAGCGCCCGACATGAGCGCGCCGACGTGACTCGGCTCGACAGCCATCGCCGAGACGCCCGGTTGGACCCGAGCGCCCGTGTCGCCGCCCTGGTCGAGCTCCCGAGCGCGTCGGATGAGGTAGGCCTGCTGGAGACCCTCGACCCAGTCCTCGCCCGGGTCGCCGCCCCAGAGGAGCCACGCGACATAGCCGGGAGACTCGGAGCCCGGGACGTCGTCGACGCCCTCCTCCCAGTCGCCCTCATGTCGAGCGAACCATGCCGGAGCCTCGACCGTCGCCCATTCCTCCGACTGAGGCTCGCCCGCCGCGATGCTATTCGCTCGACGGATGGTCTCCGGATTAGGCTCGCCGCTCTTCCCGGCCTGATGTAGCTCGACGCCCAGACGCGCCGCGTCGCGGACCGCCTCGGGAGGAGTGAGCTCTTCCTGAGTGAGGAGAGGCATTAGACGCCCTCGGGGATAGGTGAAGATGGAGGAGAGAGAGGAGCCGGACGAAGAGTCCGACCGAGACGCTCACGCTCGGAGCGGACCTCCGCCGCGCGGGTCGGAGCCGGGAGCTCGAGCGCCTGACGTATAGCCCGCTCGTCCTCTGCGCTCGGAGTAATGACCCCAGCGGAGAGGAGCGAGACGACGTCCGAGACCTTCTCGACCCACAAGTTGCTCCGGATGCCCGAGTATGTCAGGCGCGGGAGCTCGTCGAGCGGGATCGGCCCGATGTTCGCGAGGACAATCGCGCGGAGGTATCCCGCGAGGCCCTCGGAGACCCACTGACAGAGGTCGCCCGCCATCTGCGCCGCGAGCTCCGCGTGAGTCTGCGCCGTCGCGTAGGCGCCCGAGGAGGTAGCGCTCCCGAGGGCGAGATGCTGAGCATAGAACGCCTGGAGGATTTCTCGGCTGAGAGCTTCGATGGTCGCGTTGAGGCCCTCGACCGAGGATGGAGCCGAGAACGTCAGCGTCGCCCACGATGGGAGGACGAGCGCGCTCTCCTCATGGGAGGTATATCGTCGGAGCGTCTCGAGGAGCTCGTCGCGAGCCGCCTCATACTCCGTCGCGCTCGGAGCCGTCCCGTTTATACGGGCGAGCCGCTCCTCGTCGATGGAGATGGTCGGAGTCGGGACCGCGTAGCGCTGGGAGAGGACCTGTCGGAGCTGCGCCGCTCGACGATAGTCCTGAGCGAGCGGCTCGACCTGACGGAGGAGCCCGACGCCCTCGACGCCCTCGGAGAGCGAGGGCCAGACGAGATGGACGAGCCGCTCGTAAGGGATGCGGACATCGCCGACGCTTGACAGACCGCCGGGCTCCCGGAGCCACTGGTCGACCGCGACGAGGCGTCGCCCCTCATATACCCATCGCCTAATGCTCGACTGGTCGCGAGGCTCGAGGTCGATGTAGGTCGTCCCTTGGTATGGATAGGCGACCATCTCCGCGAGGCTGAACCCGTAAAGCGCGCCGACGAGGAGCTGACGGAGACGGGCCTCCCAGCTAGGGAGACTCAGGACCCGACCATCCCACTCGATGACCGGAGCCGAGTAGCCGCCGAGACCGAGCGTCCGCCGGATGACCTCCGCCGCCGCCTCCGACGCCGCAGAGTCCGGAGCCGGAGCGACGTCCCACGTCGCGGAGGTCGCGAGCCCGAGGAGGGCCTGAGCTCCTACCGCACACGGAGCGCAGCGCATCGCCTGACGGTACGCCGCGATGCGAGGAGCGACCGCGACTAGGCGCGTGTTCGTCTCCCCGTCATTGACCGGGAGAGACTGAGTCCCGACGCCCTGACCTGGTATGGCCTCGGGAGCGGAGTAGCTCTGGACTCGGGTCGTGATAGCCACGGGCCAGAGACTAGCACATACCGTCAGAAGATGCACACCCCGTCAGGACACGCACGCCGGAGCGTGCTCGAGGCGTCCGACGCGACCGTCTATCGATGGTCGGGCCAGAGCTCCGCGGGCCTCGGTCCTGACGGGGGATGCAAAGAGTAGCGCGTCTCAATGGGGCCACGGACCGAAGTCCGCGGAAAACGGGCCGCCTCGCTCGTCATCATCGACGAGCTCTGCGCTTCAATGGGGCCGCGGACTAGCCGCAGAGGGGAGACGCGCTGTCAAAGAATGGCCGGGCCAGAGCTCCGCGAGCCTCGGTCCTGCGGGAACCGAATCAGATGATGCTGTACAGGCCGCCGTGACAGGCGATGAGGACGATCTTCACGAAGATGGCAGTCACAGGGAACCTCCGCAGCTATGGGCGAGGAACTTCGCGATGATGAGGAGCGACGTGAACGAGACCATGCGACCCTCCAGAAGTTGCGGGGTCGGGCTCTCTCGACGCGCCGCCGCGACCTATTCGCGACACTCACCCCGAGAGATTGACTCGCCAGACCTCGGGCGAATACGACCGAGGACGACCCCGACCCCGACCCTACCACGCCCCTCGACCGCGTCAAGTCTAGCGCTCATCGAGCGCGCTCGATGGAGCTCGACGCGGAGGAGTTGGTCGAGCATCCCGCTCTCGAGGCGCGTCCGCGAGATACCAGAGGACCTCCCGGACCGCGTAGCGGAGGCAGTCCGCGTGATGGTCATGCGTCCCGTCTTTGCTCGGTCGACCCGGAGCCCGCTCATCCCAGCGGTAACCCGTCATCGCCCGAGCGAGCGTCCGCCTCGAGGCCGGAGCCCGGAGGCCCGCATCGTAGAGGGTCCGGTCGACCGTCAGAGCGCCGCGCTCCAGCGCCAAGTTTACCCGCGTACACCCCGAGACGATGTCCCGCCGCTCGGGGTCACGCTCGACCCGCGGGAGGATGCCGAGCCCTCGAGGAGGAGCGAGGGCGACGAGGTCGAGGTCCGCGACTCCGGTCTGAGCGGAGCGAGCCGCGCCCGCCGGGTCCGCGACGATGGAGTCGACCGGGAGATGTCGAGACCCCGCGGTCCAGAGGCGACGCGGGACGAGCTCCGCGCCGAGACGCGCGAGGAAGTCCGGGAGGGTCTCATCGTCCGGAGCCCACTCTCGGAGGACATGCCATCGACCGCGCGTGAGCTCGACGAGGAGGAGCGCGCAGGGAAACCGGAGACCGAAGTCGAGAGCGAGCATCGTCCGCATCGACCCGAGGTCGACGGCCTCCGAGGTCACGCATCGCTCCGGAGCCCATGCGTAGAAGACGGACCCGACCGGAGGGAGAGGGCGATTCTCGACGAGCGCCGCGTAGTCTCGCGAGCTCAGGGTCTCCCGCATCCGGTCGAGCCATCCCTCCCCGAGATGTCGCGCGTTCTCCGCGCTCTGGGGTAGGTATGCCGCGCCGCCGATATCCCGCGTCCGGTCGACCCACCATGCTGGCTCGACCGGGATGCCACACGTCACGACCAGAGGTCGCCGCTCGACGCCCTCCGTATCCCGGACCGGGACGCGAGCTCGAGAGCGAGCCACGTCGAGGACGTCGGAGCGGAGGACCTGACACTCGTCGATAAGGACGCCGTGAGCGTTGAGGCCCTCGATAGGCGACGAGCCGGGCCCGCTGTTCTGGGGCGTGTCGAGATGAGCGAGGAGGAGTCGCGAGCCGTTCGGCCAGACGAAAGCCTGCTCAGACGCCGCGAAGACGACCGGGCTCCCCGCGAGGAGCCCGTGCAAGTGCGGGAGGTGAACGTCCCTCAGCCGTCGAAAGGTATCCATACCGACGACGACGAGCGCGCCCGGTCGCGTGTCACAGAGCATGACCGCGAGCGCGCAGAGGGCGAGGCTCTTCCCCGACCCCAAACCCCCGCGGACCGCCGCGACATCCCTCGACCATGACCCCGAGAGACCTCCGCCGATAAATCGACGCTGCCACGGGAGGAGGGCTAGCTCGCCGATGCGAGGCATCGACTAAGCCGTTCCCCTCGGAGGCGGGTCGTCCCCGTGCGCCTCGCTCGGCATATGGACGAGCTGACGGAGGAGAGGCGCGATGTTCGCCCCCTGGTTGTTGACGTTAGTCGTCACAACGACCTCCGGCTTTTGTGGCCACGTCGCCGGGTCGAGACGCTCGAGGAGCCACGCCGACGCCCTCCAGTCCCGGTCCGAGTGCTCCATGATGCGAGCGACGAGCGCCGCTCGGGAGCGCTCCCGGGAGAGGGTCCAAGCGTTCGCGAACTTGGCGTATTGGCCGCCTTCTTTCGCGCGAGAGAGCCATAGGTCGATGACGTCGACGGAGACGCCCGCGAGCGCCGCCGCATACTTGACGACGCCCGTCCGCTCGAACTCCTCGCAGAGTCGCCGGATGGTCTCGTCCGTGCAAAGACTCGGGCGTCCCGGCCTCTTATGCTCGGTCTTAGGTTTTCTCGGGGTAGGCATTAGGCCGCGACTCCGAGCCCGAGGAGAGAGGTCCGCGCCTGAGCGACAAGCCGCTGGAGGGTCTGTACCCGATTCTCCGCCCCGAGGTCCGCGACGACCGGGGCCCCGTAGCTCTGGCCCGTCTGTTGCCAATAGCCGAGGAGTACGGCGGGAATCTTGCGCCGCCGCGCCGCGAGGAGGAGATGGTCGAAGAAAACCCGCTCGCTCGGGGCGAGCTCCCCGACCTCGACGTCCTCCGCGACGAGGACGAGGTCCGGAGGAGGCTCCTCGTCGAGCTGTCGCATCGCGTCGAGGACCTGAGTGTAGACCGTGACCGACCCCGCGCCGCCCGTGACGATGGTCGCCGCGTGTCGCAGTAGGTCCCGCCCCGCCGCTGTCTCCGCGTAGACAAGGATATTCATAGGCTGTCACTGCCTCCTCTGAGCTTGAGCTCGACGCGCTGGAGGACGTCGGTCCGGAGGCCCTGGAGCTTTTCGCTCAATGTCCGACCAGAGACCCGCGTGTCCTCGAGCTCCTTAACTTTCGATTCTAGCCGAGACAGGTCCCGACGCAACGCCTCGACCTCGAATCCTACACGCGACGCCGACGACACGACTCTCCAAACAGCGCCCGCGATAGTGAGCGTCCCGCCTGCTATCCCGAGGACCTGGAGGGCATCCATTAGGGACCATGCTCCTCGAGGGCCCGGAGCCGCTCGAGCTCCCAGCGCTCGAGCTCCGCCGCCTGAGCGACCTCGTCGTCCGACGCCGCGAGCCACGCTTGGGCCGCCGCCGCGATGGACACTGAGAGGACGACCGCCCCGGCTCGAGCGGAGAGCGCTCGACAGTCCTCCGCGGTCTGGTCGGGACACGATGAGGCGATGGTAGCGACCCCGGTCCCGAGCGTGACGAGACCGATAGCGACCGCCCGCTCCGCTGGAGATGGTCGGAGTCGAGGCTCGTCGTCCCCCTTGCGAGGAGCCGCGCCGCATCCGATGAGGCTCATCGCGAGGAGGAGTCGAGAGGTCATGCGGGAGGACCGCCAGAGGCCGGAGGAGGCGCGGGAGGATGCGAGTCCCTCTCCGCCATTGAGCGACCCGCGAGGACGCCGATGATGCCCGCGATTTGCGCGATGGCCCCATCCGTCGAGCCCTCGCCATGGATGGCGAGGACGGTAATCGCGACGATGCCGACGACGCCCGCGACGAGCGTCCGGTAGCCTCGGAGAGAGCCCCTCACGGAGCCGACTCGGGAGCCGGAGAGGGAGCCTCAGTCGGAGCCGCGCTCGGAATCTCGACGACGCGAGGAGCCTCACACGCGACCGTGACCCGCTGGGGCCCGACCTGGACGACGACCGACACGCCGACGAGCGGGAGACCGTGCGCCTCGGGGAGCGGGAGGTCCAGAGCGCCGACGGGCGTCGAGCATACCCACGGACGATGCGCGCTCGAGGAGCTCGACGACGGGACCGACGAGGGACCCGGGACCGGAGGGAGATGAGCGCCCGAACACGCCCCGAGGAGGAGCGCGGAGAGAGAAAGCCTCGACGTCATGCTGGACCTCCGCCGCCGAATCCGCGACCCCGGAACGTATAAGCCGGAGTCGCCTGGTTATTCCCGCTGCGCCACTGGAGCGACGCGATACGCATGACCCGCGTATTCGTGCCCGGATTTCTCCCGAACCGGATGAGCCCGGCCGCGCTCGAGCCCGCCGTGACATTCGACCCATTCCAAGAACCGACGAGGAACTCGCCACAGTAGAGAGAGTAGACGATTTGAGCGACGGACGTCAGGGTCGCGCCGGAGTGAATCCGCGTCGCCCGAATGGTCATCGTGACCCAACTCGCTCGGACGTCCGCGGTCTCGATCTTGACCTCCTCCGCGGTCCCGTTCTGTCGACATGCGCCCGTGCTGCTCGCGCCCGCGAGGAACTGCGGGATGGTCGTTGAGACCTGCTTGCCGAGCGCGCCGATGAACATGGGAGAGCCCGTCGAATCCTCGCCCGGCATCCAGACGCGTGCGCGCAGTTCCCACTCATCGACCGGGGTTGCAGGCTGGATGTTTAGCTCTTGCTGACCGCTCGCGTTGGTCGGCGTGAACTCCCAGCACGAGACGCCCTCATAGGTCACAGCAGAGCCGCCGAACGCGCCCGCGCCGACAACCGCAACAGCGGAGATGTTCGCCGAGCCCGTGTAGTTCGCCAACGTGACAGGCGACCCGGCCGCCGCGGACCATTGGAAGGTCCACGCATCGGCGGTGAACGGCGACGCGACGACGCCCGTGAGCTGAGAGCCATCGACCGCCGGGAGCTGAGCCGAGCCGTCGAGGACGACGACGTTCCCCGCGCTGGTCCCGGTCGTGAGACCGAGCGTCGCTCGAGCGGTAGCCGCGTCCGCATCGTCGAGGAGCGTCCGGGCGAAAGAGGTCAACGTCGCGACCGACGCAGTATCGACGCCCGTGAAGTATGGGAGCTGGTCCGCCGCGGTCGTGAGACCCGCGAGAGCCGTCAGCGTCGCGTCGGAGGCCTGAGCGCCGAGGGTCGTCCGAGCCGTCGCCGCGTCCGCGTCATCGAGGAGCGTTCGCGCGTAGGACGTGAGCGTCGCCAGAGCCGCGGAGCTCGCCCCCGTGTAGTAGGGGAGGCGGTCCGCCGCTGGGGTCAAGCCGTTGACCGACGTTAGCGCGGCGCCGAGCAGGGCAACGCCGCCCGCGTAGAATGTCGTCGACGCGCCGAACTGCCATCGACCGTTGAGCGTCGCGCTCGCCGTGGGCGCAGCGAAACCGCCCGCGCTGTCGCTGATGGCAACGCGCAGCGCGCTGCCGCTGTTATTCGTCAGAGTGCCGAGGAACAGGCAGCGGTCAAAGAGTAGCACGCCGGTAAAGCCCGCAGGCACGACGACGTTGCCGACCTCGCAACCGACGACATAGACCGTTTGAGAGATTGCGCCGAGGGTCAGACCGCCGAGCAGCTGACAGCGCTCGATACGATGCACGCCCGCGCCCGTCGTCGAGATGGTCGTGAGCCCTTCAATCTGGAGATTGACGAGCCGCGCTCGGACGACGTTGTTCCCGACCGTCAGCGCTCGGCTGGACGACAGGGAGGCGATAGTCCCGCCGAAGTCGCCCGCTTGGGGCCCGATGATGGCGAGGTTGTTTCGTCCGCTGGGGATCGTGACCGTCGCCCCAGCATAGGAGCCGGGTCCGACGATGACCTGACAGGCCGGACCGACCGGAGTCGCGTCGATGGCTGTCTGGATGTCCCGCGTCGGGCTCGCCGCGACGAGGCTTCCGTGAGCGAAGTCGGAGAAGGTCTGAGCGGGTAGCTCCTCGAAACGGTCCGTGAGACCCGTCACCAGAGTCGTCCCCGCCGCCCCCGTGTCGCCCTGAGGACCCTGAGGTCCGGTCGGACCCTGAGCGCCCGCGGGCCCGGTCTCGCCCTGGATGCCCTGAGGACCCGCCGGGCCCGTGTCGCCCTGAGGACCCGTGTCGCCCTGGATGCCCTGGATGCCCTGGATACCCTGCTCGCCCTGGATGCCCTGCGGACCTTGCGGACCCTCGGGACCAGCGGGACCGACAGCGCCGACCGCGCCCGCGAGGTTGACGGTCCACGCGGAGAACGTCCCCGAGCCGCTGTGAGTCGTCACATCGACGACGAGGACGCCCGTCCCCTCGTCGTAGCTCACGACTTCCCCGTGCATGTGGCGCGTGATGTCGTAGGCGATGGTGACGGACTGGGTCACGGAGTAGTCGAGGCCGGTCTCGACCGTAAGGGTCTTCGTCGCGTTGTTGATGGCGAGCGACGTCGAGCTCGTCGTCTGGTAGCGGTCGCCGTCAGCGCCCGCCGCGCCCGTCAGACCTTGCTCGCCTTGTACGCCCTGGATGCCCTGGATGCCCTGAGAGCCCGCCGCGCCCGTCGGACCCGTGTCACCTTGCGGACCTTGCGGGCCCTCGGGACCCTGAGCGCCCGCGGGACCCGTCTCGCCCTGGACACCTTGCGGACCCTCGGGACCGACCGCGCCCTGAGGCCCGGGGTCGCCCTGGACGCCTTGCGGACCCTGAGGACCCTCGGGACCGACCGGACCCTCCGGACCCTGAGGACCCTCGGGACCAGCGGGACCAGCGGGACCCGGAGCGCCCGGGAATGATGTCGTCGTCCCCGCCATGTCACGGAGCCTTTCGGTAATGAGCGCAGACCTCAAGGGTCGCCGCCGCGCCGTTGCCACGAATCGCGAGGGTCGTCATCGGAGCCGCGCTCGGACCCGAGAGGACGCCGCGGACCTCGATGCTCTTCGCGGTCCCGCCGTCGATGCGCGGAGCATCCGTCGTCGAGGCCGGACAAGTCGCCGAGGGCCCGAGGCACAAGAATGCCGACGCCCCGCCCCACGCATCCCGCGAGACGATGGAGAGCGAGGAGAGGTAGAGGCCCGCCGAGAGCGCCGCGCCTGTCGACGTGTCCTTGAGGTCGGAGCTCGCGAGTTGAGTCCAGCTCCCCGAGGCGAACGCCGCGACCTTGCACCCGTAGACGTTGCCGTAAATGCCCGAGGCATCTTGCGCGCCCGACATGGTCGGGACGAGGGCGAGGAAGAGAGCGAGAGGGAGACGCTTAGTCATCATCGTTCGAGACCTCCATCGAGATGCGTATGCATGTAGCGCAGTCGGCGACCGCGCCCCGAAATCGATTCCACGTCGCCTCATCGACGCCCGAGCCGCGCCATGATGCGAGGCGCCCTCGGTTGTCGATGTGCACGAACGTCGGGTAAATCCCCACGCCCCCGACCGGGATGACCCTCTGGGCCATGAGCCGGAGAGCGAGGGTCGCGAGCTCGAGCGGAGTCACGCCCGCGGACTTGAGGTCCGCCGCCGCGTCCGGAGAGCCGTCCGGCTTTCCCCGCTCCCGCGGACTAGGCCGAAGCTCCGGAGGCATGTGGCGACTATTCGCCGCGGTCTTAGACTCCCGCCGCTCACCCGAGACGACCGCAATCGAGCGCCCGAGCTCCGAGCGGAGCGGCTCGAGGGTCCGCGTCGCGAGCTCGAGATAGCGCGGGCGACTGGTCGCCGTGAGCCACTTGTGACCCGAGCGCCAGTCGAGGAACTCGATGTCGGAGAAATGCGGGGATAGGCGGTCGCTCATGGGCGAGAGCCTACCACATCGAGGAGGCGGAGGGTATTGCCGGGACGGGAGCCGCTAGAGGCCGTCGCCGTCGCGGACAACGGACGAGGGCGAGGCGCGATAGCGGACTCGGGGGGAGGACCGTCCCGCCCCGGCTCCGAGAGTGTAGCACGTCCGCCCGCCGACCGGAGAGAGAGTCTCACCCTTAGCCCGGCACATAAGCGAGGGGTCGACATCGACGGACGGACGCCCGGAGACTCTACCAGAGACCGAGCGCACCCTCGCGTCGTCCTCCGCGTTTTTTCGTCCGCACCTGGTCGGAGGTATGGAGGCCGCGGTCTATCGCGACGCGCTGAGCGTGCGCCCGATGTACCGTGCGCCCCAGATGGTCGTCGACCGTCGACAGCGGAGCCCGACCGACGCCGCCTCGAGCGAGCCACTTATCCCGCGCCGCTCGCTCTCGACAGAGGACGAGGAACCGCTCCGCGTAGACATCCGGACCGTTCTGGACCTTGGGTTTACTCACCGCGCGCTCAAAGACGCCGGGATTTGACTCCCGGAGCGCCTCGGGTAGTGGCTTTCCCACTCGGCTCCAGAGTAAGCGGAGGATGGTCTCGCTATACCCATCGCCCGACCCGACCTCGCCCCGCGCTCTGAGGACCGCGCGCGCGCGCTCGAGCGCGGGACGGAGCATCCGAGGAATGTTCGCCTTTAGGTTACACTCCTCGATGAGGCGCGGGATGTCGCTCGGGACGGTACGCCATCGGACCCGCGCCTCGCGTGAAATGTTGTGCTCGATGCCCTCGTCCGCGAGCGCCGCCGATAGCTGATAGACGACGAGGGACGTAAGGGCGATGCTCCGCCCGGACTTCTTGCTCGCTATCTGCCACGCCTCGAGGGACGCAGCGAACGCGACCGGGACATTGAACGTCATCCGCTCCTCGGCGTAGACCCGGTCATCATCCGCCTCGTCGAGGTCGAGGAGCTGGACCGTCGCCCGAGCGCGAGACGTGAGCCCATAGTCTCCGCGATACGCCTCGAGGCACGCCATCACCGGGTAAGGAAGGTCGACGGAGTAGGTCGGATTCTCTGAGGTCAGGTCCCGCTGCTCGAGCGCTCGCATCGGCTCGAGGACGTAGCGATGAGCCACGGGGAAGAGATGGTCGAGCTCGAGCTCCGCCGCGTAGCCTATCGCCTGGAGTCGACGGAGGATGCGAGAGGCGACGAGGTAGCGGACCGAGTAGTATCGCCCGTCCGCGTAGGTCTCCACTTGCGCCGCTCTGAGGCGATGTATGTAGCGGACCGGGACCCCGGTCGTGAGGCCCGGGCCCTTGCCATTTATTCGGGGAGCCATCGAACCCCCTGTATCGGTCGGACGAGGTTGCTAGGGAGGCCCGCGAGGGTCGTCTGACCGACCGACGCCGCGCCTCGGTCGCGGAGTATCTCGAGGGCGAGGAAGTCGACAGCCCAGAATCCGGCGCCCGCCGAGGACCAGTCGAGGAGGACGAGGGCGAGACCGCCGAGAGCTCGACATCGAGTCAGGCTCTCCCACTCGGGACCCGGGACCCGGGAGGCGGTCGGAGCGACGAGCGCCGACGCGAACTCCCAGCGCTCCGTGCTGCATGTCTTCGCCTCGAGGTAGCACGCCCGACCGCCCGCGAGGACGCCGACGAAGTCGACCCCAGCTCGAGCCGCGAAACAGGCCGGGAACGACCGACGCCCTCGAGCGTCTGGCTTGACGGGCCCGAGGACCGTGACCGGAGTCGGGACCCGCTGAATGTGCGCCTTTCCCGCCCGGGCGAGGAGGTCGTGATAATCGGAGAGCGCCTCCTCCCACTGGTCGCCGCGGGACTTAGAGGTCGCGCCTCGGGATGCTGTTGTGTTCATTTCTGCCCCTTTCTGGCCATGTGGCCAGAATCGGCGCCCCTGGTTGCGTTGCTCATCGGATGGAGTTTCGAGCGAGGAGTTTCGCGACCGACTTCTCGACGAGCGACGAGAGTTGAGTCGGTAGCCCAGAGAGCTCCGCGACACGACGCGCCGACGCCCACTGCGCCTCCGTCGGCTCCGGGTCCTCGACAATCGGAGGAGTGATGTCCGGTCGGATACACTGCCCGAGCGCCTCCATCGCGAGGTCTCGGACCTCCCTCAGACCATCGACGACGCGCTCGACCGCGAGATGGAGCTCGTCCGCTTCGTGCCACCCTTGCCCTCGCGTCGTCGTCCAAGTCCTCCACATGGTCGGACCCTTGCCGCCTTTCGGGACATGCTCGATGAGAGCCAGACCGCCGAACCGGGCCCGGACCGTCCCGATGTCCTGGACGACTCCGCGGAGACCATGTCGCCGGAGAGCGTCTATGAGCGCGAGTCGCGCCGATGAATCAGGCCGCGCCATCGGGTCCCCCGTCCTCGAGCTCCTCGGAGTAGGAGCCGCACCCCTCACACTTTGTCGAGGCGAGCCACCATGTCCGCCGCTCGTCGAGGTCGGACGCCGTGACCCGCTGGGAGCGCGCATCCATCCTCGACCCGCACACCGGACACGGCTCCCCGCTCGACCGCCGCACCTGGGGCCACATCGTCAGGACTCGCTCCATCACTGCGCCCTCCTCTGGTCGATGCCTCGGAACTCGACGACCCGGGCCATGCTGACGAGCCGGGAGTAGAGGCGCGGGCCCATGTAGGCCTCGAACCCGTCCGGCTTCGCGTTGCTCGCGATGATGGTCGTCCGTCCGCTCTGATACCTGGCCTCGATGACCTCGTCGAGGACGTCCTCGGTCCACTGGGTCTCCCGCTCGCGAGCGAGCTCGTCGATACAGAGGACCGGCGCGGTCTGGATGATGTCGAGCTGAGCGTCGAGCCGAATCTGATTCCCGAGCGCCGCGCGCCGCTCCCGGAGGAACGTAGGCCAGTCGAGCATCCGAGCCCTTACCCCGCGCTCGATGAAGGCGAGGACCATCGCCGCCATGTAGTGGGTTTTACCCGTCCCCGGGTCTGAGAGGAGGATGTAGCCGCGCGCCGACGGCTGCCATTCCTCGACCCACTTCGCCGTCGACGAGAGCATGTCGCGAGAGGTCCGCTGGATACACTTCGCGGGGATGCGGGCGTTATTGAGCGCATGGACACGCCACATGACCCCGCCGTCATGCGGACCCCGACAGGGGCAACGCTCGCCCGTCGAGGTATCGTAGCCGAGCCCGCCGCAGACCTGACACTTAGGCGCGGTCCAGACGCAGACCCGACCCTCCGCCTCGACCCGGACGTCTCCCCAGCTAAGAGGGCGAGGCGGTCCGGACTGTCCGCGCTCCGCGATGAGCCTCCGCATCTCGACCGCCCACGCATCGACCCAGACGATCTCCTCCTCCGTGATGAGCTTCTTCACGCGTCGTCCTCCCGTCGACCGAGCGCCGACTCGATGTCCGCGGTCATCAGGTAGTCGACCATCTCCCGCGCCGCGTCGAGGGCGAGTCGGTAGAGCTCCGCGACCATGTCGTGATAGGCGTCCCCGCCGTCCCCTGGTCGCCTCAGGTTGAGGTCCATAAGGGCGAACCGGACCATCGTCGAGGCGAGGTCCTCCGGTCCGACCGCAACCTGGTCTCGACCCGGGAGGACGGCTCCGAGGAGTCGCCATCGGTCCCGAGCCGTCGCCCGGTATGCGCTCGAGGGGATGTCGCGGAGGTCGAGGCCTCGCGTGTCCTCTCTCCAGAGATCGACCGAGACGCGCCGCGTCGGGACCCCGTCCCGGTACTCTTGGAGACCCTGAGTCAGGTCCGGCGCGGGAGGCTGGGGCCCATCCATCCCGCATCGTCGCCACGCCGCGACCGCCTCGAGCCACTCCCGGTATTCCGGGGTCTTTTCGTAGCGGTAGCGGAGTTGAGCCGCCGCGACCTCGTCCGAGATCGCGTAGTTATCCGCCGTGCCGATTCGCTTATCCATGTCGTGTCCTTTCGCCGCTCCCCAGCGGCTCTCCGGTTTTACGCCCTCCGCGGGCGTCGTCAAGTTAGAGAACTGCGAAACCCGCCGCCTCGACCGCCGCGATATGCTCGGGCGTGAGCTCCTCCGTCGCGATGTAGCCGACGCCCGGGACTTTCGTCACAAGTCGCCCGCCGAGACGCTTAGACGCCTCTCGTCCCTCCGCCCAGTAGTCGTCATCCGCCGCGAGCTCCGCGCGCTTCGTCTTCGTCTCGGACTTCCCCTCGCGTCTCGGGGTCTCCGGCCTGGGGCCCTCGAGGACCCCGCGCTCCGCGATTGCCAAAAAGAGCGAGAGCTTAGGCGACGCGGTCTCCGCCGTGTCAGCCGCTCGACGGATGCTCGCGAGGGTCCGCTCTCGACCGTGAGTCGACAGGGTCCGCCGGAGCGCCTCGAGCTCGTGTCCGGTCGCCTGGACTCGGACGTGACCTCGGGGCGTGAGTTGCGTCGAGAGCCACGCATCGACGACCGACCTCAGGTCCTCGTCCTCCTCGGGCGTCCTCGAGGGGGGAGGAGGTATGGAGGAGGAGGAGGATGTTGTTGTCCTGTCCTGTATTGTCCTGTCCTGTACTGTACTGTAGGCGTGACCGTCCGTGACGTCGCGTGACGTCGCGTGACTGTCCGAGTTGTCGCGTGACGTCGCGTGACGTCGCGTGACGTCGCGTGACGGGTCGGACTCCTCGACGGGCTCCTCGGTCGTCTCCCGCCTCGACGCCCGGAGGCGACGCTGACGCTCCGCCCCCGTGTTGTCCCGCTGGGTCTCCGACCATCCCTCGACCCGGTAGCCGTCCCCATCGACGACGAGGAGACCCTCCTCGAGGAAGTAGGCGACAGCGTCCGACCATGCCTCGACCGACGGGCCCCAGAGATGCGCCATGACCCGAGGCGAGAGGTCCCGCGCCGAGACGTAGCCGTCGCCGCTCTTCGCCCTGGTTAGGACCGCGGGCCACGCCCACGCATGACCCGAGGCCGTCAGTCGACCATCCATCGGGAGGTCGATGTCGAGACGGACCCAGCTCACGCCGCACCCTTAGCCGACTCGTCCGCGACGTGAATCCAGAGCCCGAGGGCGACGAGCTTCTCTATGCCCATCGGGGAGGGCTTGCACCCTGAGACCCAGCGCCACGCCGTCGAGAACGACACGCGAGCCGCGTCCGCGAGGTCCGCAATAGACATCCCGGACGCCTGATAAGACTCTCGGTCAAACATTGCTACTCTCCGGTCTACATGACCGCGAACAGTGTCGCCGCGGTCTTTCTCAGTTGCAAGTCGAAACAGGTTAGAACGGAATCGGGTCGTCCTCAAAGTCGACGGGCGTCGGCTTGCTCGAGCTCGCCGCGGGACTCGGAGCGGGACTCGGAGCGGGTCGCGTCGCCGGGGTCCCTCCCATCCAGACCGCCGAGGCCGTCTCGGTCGTCCGCTCCTCCGCGCGCTTCGTGTCGAGGAAGGTCACTTTGTCCGCGATGACCTCCCAGACCTTCTTGGTCTGCCCCGCCTTGTCCTGGTACTCCCTGCTCTGGAGCCGCCCCTCGAGGTAGACGAGCGCGCCCTTCTTGACGTAGCGGTCGACGAGCTCCGCGGTCTTCCCGAAGACGCTCACTTGATGCCACTCCGTCCGCTCCTCATCCTTGACGCGCTCCGAGGTCGCGAGGCTGAAAGAGGCGACCGCCGTCTGGGTCGACGTGTACCGGGTTTCGGGGTCGCGACCCACGCGCCCGATGAGCTGGATTCGATTAAGACTTGCCATGATGTTCACTCCTCTCCGCTGAATGGTGGATTACTGAAGCTCCGACGGACCGCCCGCCGGAGACCTTGCGCCGCTCTGAGCTCGTCGAGATGGTCGCCCGCCGCATCGCACATCGACACGACGAGCTCCTCCGGGAGCCGGATGAGACCCGCGATGATTCGGGCCTCTCGAGCGCCCGGCATAGTAAAGCCGCCGAGATAGCTCTCGATGATGGAGCCAGTCACGCCGAGGAGGAGGGCGAGCGCCCTCTGACTCCCCGCGACCTTGACCGCCTGTCCGATCCACTCGCCGATCTGACGGAGCGTCGGGTCGCTCCACATCCACTCCGCGTACATCATCCGGAGCCGGACCGCCTCCCGCTTTTTGTGCGCGAGCGCCGCGGCTCGCTCCTCGGGCGTAGGCGCGTCCGTCGAGCTCGAGGTCGTCGACGGCTCGAACCGCGCCGCGAAGATGTCGAGCTGGACCGCCATCGGAGCGGACTTCTTCGCTCCGAGCTCCGCGAGAATCGCCGCGTCGAGGGTCGCCTGGACCTCCGCGCTCAGACCCAGCGCCCGAGACCGCTCGAGCATCGTCAGGACTTCGGAAACCTTACTCATCTGTCGTCCTCCCGCCGCCTCCCAGCGGCTTAAAATTGGTCGAGCTGTCGCCCGACCTCATGTGATTGCTCGACGCTTAGGACGGGACTCAAGTCGACCCACGTCCCGCGCCGCTGATACCAGACCGCCAGAATCTCCCATCCTCCGCGCTCACCTGGAGACTCGAGCGAGGGCCTCTCGCCTCCATCCCAGACCGCCGCGACCTTGACCTCGACCTGGTAGCCGCCGGGATAGGTCACGGTCGCCTCCATGCCCTCGGGCTCCCATCGGTAGTAGGTCCGACGACCATCGGCACACCACGCCCCGAGGAGCCGTCGACGCATTCGGAGCCATCTCTCCGGGTCGTGCTTCATGGTGCGCCGTCCGGGTCGCCCGGAGGACCGAAGTCCTCCGACCCCCAGTCAGCCGAGCCGACCGTCGAGGACGGAGCCGGGGTCTCGACCTTAAATCGTTTGACGTCTCGCGTCCGCGTGACCCTGAGTCGCTCCGCCTCCGGGACGGAGAGGACGCAGCGGTCCGCGAGGCGATCGAGCGCCTGCCTCTGGAGCTCGATTCGATTGAGGGCGTCCGCTTGCATATCCCAGCATGCGGACATGCTGTCGAGATTGCGCGTCCCGACCTCGTCGACACATGACCGGGTCGCCGACTCGATGCTCCGACCGACCTGCTCCCCATTCCGAGCGCCGACGATAAACGTCCCCGTCACTCCGAGGAGGACGCCGAGACCCATAGCTATCCAGTCGAATCCGCGCGGCTCTTTCTCTCCGACGACGATGCTCATGACTGGACCCCCAGCGCCTCAAGGCGGTCGATGATGTCTTGGATGTGTCGAATCGCCTGCGCCTGGGTCGACGTGCCTCGACCGAAGACGAGCGCGCCCGAGTAGAGGCCCGCGACGTAGACATCGACGATGCGCTCGGAGGTCATCGCCCCACGGTCACACGCCCGGACCGCCGCGCGGACGACCCGCGTCCGGAGCTCCTCGATCTCCTCAATGTCTCGGACGCTCATCGCTCGCCCTCCTCATAGCTGACGGTCTGACTCATCGCCGCGTCCCGCTTAGCAGCCCATCCCGCGATGTGCGCCGCGCCCTTAGGCGTCCCGAGGTAGCGGACCGCCGCCTCGAGGCGGTCGATGGGAGCGGTCCCGAGGTCGAGACCGTCCCGCGAAATGAGCTCCTCGACGAATGCCGGGGCGTCATACTCGACCAGCATCATCGAGGAGATGAGCGCCCGACGACGGTCCTCGGTCGAGGGCTCGGAGGCCGGGACGATCTCGACCACATCGACCGCGAGCGCCTGAGCTTTCGCCTGGACGGGCTCGACCGGACGGAGCGTCTCGACCTTGACCGAGTCGAGCGGAGTCGCGAGCTCGTCGGGGTCGTAGATGCCCGCGACGAGGTCCGGGTAGACGATGCGGGCGAGCGCCGACGCGCATCGAGCGCGGAGCATCGCCTCCGGGTAGGAGCGCCATCCCTGACCGTTTGTGAGCCCCGCGCGTTGAGCCTGCTCGATGGTCCACGTCAGGACCGTCGGCTCCGTGTCGCCCTTGCGCCTGGTCGTGTAGGTCGCCCGGGTCGGGGTCGTCTCGACGCATCGCCACTCGACACATTCTCCGGACTTGCGGACGAGGGCGACCGTCGCATCCGCCGAAAGCGTGACCTTCCCTTTGATGACCGAGAGCATCCGGAGCGATTGCATCGGGGCGAAACCGAGCTCCCGCCCCGCCATGAGAACAATCAGCGCGTCCTGAGGGCGATTCCGGAGCGCGTCCGGAGCGAGCGCGCTCGAGGCCGCGACGACCGCCGTCGGACCGAGAGCGTCCGCGCCGAGGATGATGTCCGTATTGCTTGCCATGTGTTGACCTTTCGCCGCTCCCCAGCGGCTTCGTGTTGCATCCCAGACCGCCGGAGCGGTTTCGCCCTCCGCCGAGGGCTCGTCAGTGGGTCGCGTGCTCCGACTCGATACCAGCCGCGACCGCGACGAGAGCCGCCATGTCGCCAGCGGAGGTCATAACCCGCACAGAGTTAGCTCCGTCCGTCGACGGAAACCCCGCCATATCTCCGCGAGCGTCGCAGGCCCGCATGAAAGCCCACGCCGCGCTCATCGTCGAGAAATTGAAAACCTGATTAGCTCGCTCGCCCATGTTGTCTCTCCGTTGTCCGTGGCCGACTCCCCGTCGACAAGAGAGACCATAGCCCCGCCTCTTTCAGTTTGCAAATAAAAACAGTAGAAAAAGAGAGGCCTCGTGTCGATTGTCGCAAGTCCGCGCCGTTGCTCGACTTGAGCGCTTAGCCTGGACGACGGAGTCCGCTCACTCGCTCGGCTTGTCGTCGTCTCGACCCGAGGTCCGTGCTCCGAACTGATAGCCAAAGACAACGAGGACGATCGATTTGATTAAGTCGAAGAGCCCGCGCCTGAGGTCGTCGCTCATGAGCTGGACATCCCACGAGACCATAGCGTCCGCCGCGAAAATCCCGAGGAAGACCGTGAGGACGAACGCCACGAACCGCGTGAGCCACTCACGTTGGCCCAGCTCCCGCGGGATAATGCTGTTCACATACCAGACGAGGAGGGCGACGACCGCGACGCTCAGGACGACGCCGAGGACCATGATAGGCGTATCACCGTGAAGCATTAGCCGACGTCTTTCCCGCGGTCGCCCGCCGCTCCGAGCGTATGAGCCGCGTCGGAGAGGTAGGCATAGCGCCGCGTCGTCGAGGTCGCGTCATCGTAGGACGCATGGTCGAGGCCGTCTCCCGCGACCAGACCATGAGCCGCGGAGAGCTCGACGACGTCGCCGACGATGCCGACGATGTCCCGCTCGACGCCCGCGCCCCAGTTGCCCGCCGGGATACATCGGACGCGGTCGCCCGCGCTGAAGTAGTCGAGGCCCGTCCGAGCGAGGTCGGTCTGAGTCTCGCCCGTCGCCGGGTCGATGGTCGAGGTGTAGAGGTTTGAGTAGGTCTGGACCTCCGTCGGACTGACGACCGAGAGGACCTCGAGGGACGGGACCCAGCCCGCCGGACGGAGCCCGGTCGACTGGAGCGTGAGACCGAGACGACCGCCCGACCAGTCCCGCTCAAGGCCCATCACGCGACACGGCTCCGAGACGAGACCGAGCGTCCCGTCGATGCGGACCGCGCTCGAGCTCGTCAGCGTGACCGCGTCTCCGACCGCGACCTCGAGCGCGCCCGGATGGTCGATAGAGACCGCGAGTTGATACCGGACGCGAGGCACCCCGACACGCCGCCTCATGTGCTGGATGACCGGGAGGAGTGCCGCGACCGCCTCAAGCGGACCGCCGTCGACGTTGATTCCCCGCATGTCGAGGGCGAGTTGCTCGCCGCCGTCTCCGCCCGCCGCATCGACCGCGTCCGAGTCGACGAATGTCGTGACCCTCGTCGGCTTGCCCGAGCCGTCATAGTTGGTCGAGAGCTTGTAGGCGCGGACGACTTGCCCATCGACCGCGGATGTAACCTGTCCGTCCGCGAGGATGTCCGCGTCCTCGATGACCATGACCGGAGCCGCGTCCGACGCTGGGGAGAGAGAGACGAGGGCGAGCTTTTGACGCCCGTCGAGGTAGCGCTGAACGACCGCGCCGCCGAGTAGAGTCAGGACGTCCCCGAGCGAGTCCTCGACGGTCTGGGTCGAGTCGACGTCGAACGTCGCCCCCTCGAGCGCGGAGGGGATCGGAAACGTAAAGAAAGACGGCTCGAAGATGTCCGACTGGTCGAGGTTCGCCCCGTATGGGTAGACGTCCCACGCCCCATTCGTCCCGGCTCCGACCCCGCTCTCCATGAGTCGGAGGAGGAGCTCGGTCGGAGGCGTCCCGTAGCTCCGCGCCTGGGGCGTGACCGTGACCGGGGTCCCATGATCGAGAGCGTAGAGGCCCGGGTCGGAGACCGCGGAGACCGCGAGGGCGTAGCCGATGGGGTCGCCCGTGTCAGGGTCGAGGACGACGGAGGAGCCCGCGATCTCGACGTCGAATGAGCCCGTCGAGTAGTTGAGATCGTCGCCTCCGGAGATGCGGACCGACATCGGACCGCCCGCGCTCCAGATGTCCTCCTCGACAAGGATGTAAGGCTCCGCGCTCTGGTACCACGCGAGCGCGGGACCTCGACACGGGAGAGCCGTCAGCGCTCCGAGGGTAGCCTCGCCCGTGATGCGCTCATTCCGTATCGCGACCGACCCGGCCTCGAGGTCGATGAAGTGAGCCGCATCGTCCGGGCCTCGATAGTCGAGACCGACGCAAATGTCCGCCGGGCTCGGGACCCATCGGAGCGTGAGCTCGGAGTCCGCCTGAGGCTCCTCGACGAGCCCCGCCCTAAACTCCCAGCTCCCGACGCCTTGCGCCATCGACACGGAGGCCCATCGCCCCGCGTCGCCCTGGGTCGTGTCGACGGTCCAGCGGTCGAGGCGATGCGTCGCGAGGTTGTAGGCCGCGAGCCCAGCGTCCGCGCCCGCGATGGCGACGAGGAGACGCTCCGGCCACGCGACGACCTGAGGCCCGCTGTCGTCGATGAGCGAGAGCCGCGCGTCCTCCGCGAGCTCTGGATTGCGGAGGCGGTAGCTCCCGACCGGAGGGTTAGGGTCGAGGTCGAGCTCCAGCCCTGGGAGCCGAGCCGTCGTCTCGTATCGCGTCCCCGAGAGGAGGACCGCTCCGCTCCGAGGATGACCCGCCGGGAGCGTGATGTCTGATTGCGCGACATGGGCGTCGTATGTGTCGGACGTCAGTTGAGCATCGACCGCGACGACGTCGACGACGCCGCGATAGGCCGCGCCGACGGGCCAGACCTGACGGATGCGGACGTCCGACGCGCGCCCGGGCGTGAAGTAATGCCACCCGCGGAGGAGCTTAGTCGAGGTCGCCCCAGCGGAGAGACGCTGTCGCATCGCCGCGGACATCGCCGCGATTTTGACGGTTAGCGTCATGCCATCGCCGGAGAGCTCGGGCTCCCGGTCGAGGACGCCGCGCCATATCTCGACATAGGCTCCGACGCGGACGCCGTCGACGACCGGAGCCGCTCGGACGATTGCGGGACGCCCTCTCCAGTAGGTCACATCGCGAGTGACCGTCGGCTGAGCGCCGCGCGTCGGCTGGTAGAGATGGCGAGCGATGCGCGTATCTGCGACGCCTCGAGCGCATCCCTGGAGTTGCGTCCCGATGGTCGCCGTCGGCTGCATAGCTTCGAGGCCACAATGGACGAGACCAGACCACGCCGACACATCGTCGACGACGTCGACATCCGTCGGGCCCGCTTCGTGAGGGACCGTCCCCGCGAGCTTCGTCCCGGTAGCGCCTCGAGGACCGATGCGCCGGAGGGTCGACACGGGGTCGATGGAGTGTGTCGCCGCGGTCCGCGTAGCCGCTGAGACCGGAGCGTCCCGCGCCGCGAGACGTACCGTCACCGGGGCCTGAGAGACTTTCGAGCGGATGTCGTCGACGGTCGCCGACTCCGCCCCGAGGGAGAGGAGAGCGCAGACGTCCCGATAGTCGAGCCCGGTCGTCCCTGGTATCGGCTCGACGTCCGGAGCGGGCCCGCAGTAGTAGCGGTCCGTGACACCGGAGATGACGAGGACGACCGCGAGCTCGCGACCGCGGAGAGCATCAACGAGAGGATCGCTCATAGCGTCTGTCCCCAGACCGGGAGAATCGCGACCGCGTGCAGTCGAGCGGAGACCGTCGAGGCTCTGACGACCGCGACAGCCTCGCGGAGGTCATAGG